GTTATGGGCGATTTAAAAACTAGAGTGGAACTTAGAGCGTTAAAAAGACAGCAACGCACTGCTTCTATACAGACAAAAAATGCACAACAAGAACTGGACCTTTTAAAAAGGATAGATAGCAAAGCCCTTTCCGCAAAAGATAAAAAAATTAAAAATGCTCTTATGGCAAGGCAAAAAGATATTATCAAAGGTTTAAAACCTCCTACACTTGCCTCATCAGCAGCTAAATTTGGTTTAAGAAGTCTTCCGGGTGTAGGGACATTTCTTTCCATGATGAGTTCTAAACCTGCAGGTGCTGGTTCTGACAGAGTACCCGGTCAAGAGTACAAATCAGGTGGTAAAGTCACTAAAAAACATAGGTAGATTTATGAAAAAACTTGCCGTTGATGCACTTTTGTTTCAGTACAAAGCTCAAAAGAAACACGCAGAACATACTCTTGAAAATTACCTAAATAACCCTATTGCAGTTGGCGAACACCCCGACCTTATCAAAGAAATGGATACGGCACTTGAAAAATGGGAAGACGCCAACGGAAAATTAGAAACCCTGTTGAGACTTACTGGAGACGGCAGTGGCATTGGCTAAAAGTCAGAAGTCCCTCAAATCGTGGACTAAACAAAAGTGGCGCACAAAGTCTGGAAAACCCTCTACACAGGGTTCGAAGGCTACAGGAGAACGTTACCTTCCGGAGAAAGCCATCAAGGCACTCAGTTCGAAGGAGTACGCAGCCACTACCCGTGCGAAGCGCAAGGCTACTAAGGCTGGTAAGCAAGTTGCAAAACAGCCTAAAGCTATCGCCAAGAAGACTAAATCTTACAGGAAAGTGTGATGAAGAAAAAGATTAGATATCACGTTGCTATGATTTTGTTACGCATCAGTAGACTGTTTGGGGCTGTGGACAACTGGTTGTGGACAAAGCATCGTAACCTTTTAAAAAAGAATCGTGACTAATGCCTCTACTCAACTCAGGTTCAAAGTTTGTTACAAAAGTTACAGCACTGTCATCAACTAACGACACAGATTGCTACGTTGTGCCAGCAAACTTTTCATCTCGTGTAGAAAACATGATGATTTCAAACAATCACAGTGGTAGTCATACCTTTACTGTAAAGTATTATGAAAAGGTTGCTAACACCACCTACACATTAATAGACGCGCACTCTTTAGCATCTAATGCCACAACTAACGTATTTACTGCAGACAAACCCTTATATATACGTGCAGAAGATAAACTTATTGTAGATGCTGGCACGGCTGATACTCTTGTTATTACGATTAGTGCAGAAGAATTCTTTGACCCGAATAGGTAACCTATGAACTACCTCGAACTTACCAATGCTGTTCTCCGCGAAATTAACGAAGTTGAAGTTACCAACATCGGTTCGACTCGCGGCATTCAAACTTCCGTCAAGGACTTTATAAACAAAGCCCAACGGGATATCATCAACTCTGAGGTTGAGTGGCCTTTTACTGTCGTTAGTCAGTCCTTTAGCACCGCTGCTGGTACTTCTGAATACTCTCGTGAGTCTGACGCTAAGACTCTTGACTTCGATAGCTTCACCGTTCAAAAGTCGGGAGAGGCAGAGCGAACCCTTCGTTACCTGTCCTTCAACGAATACCTCGACGCAAAAAACGAAATAGACACGAACCCTAACACAAGCGCACGGGCTGCTCCTGATTTTATCTACGAGACTCCGGATAACAAAATCGGTCTTTCTCCTGTGCCTGACGACACCTACACGGTTCGTTACTACTACTACCAGACATCTACCGATATGTCCGGTGCTACAGACACACCTGTAATTCCAGAGCGGTTTCACGACGTGATTGTTAACCGCGCAAGGTATTACGCTCACATGCTACGCTCAGACGTTCAGTTTTCGCAACTTGCAATGCGGGATTACACAGATGGCTTGAGCCGGATGCGTGTCGAACTAATCAATCGCAAGGACTACATGAGGGCTGTCTAATGCCAGAAACATCGCTAATCAGCCCGGCAGTTGTTCGATTAGGCGGCGGTCTGGTCCTCGACAAGGACACGTTCTCCATTCCTCCGGGTGCTGCTCTTCAGTTGCAAAACTTTGAGCCGGACATCAACGGAGGCTACCGACGCATCAACGGGTTCGCAAAGTACGATACGAACCAAGTTGGCGGCTCGACAGGAACTATTCTTGGAGTTCACGTCTATCAAAATCAAGTGATTGCATCTAAGGGTACGGCGGTTTACAAGGGTACGGGTAGCGGTTGGACAAGCATAGACACCGGAAGAACTAGCGCAGGACGTTTTGACTTTGCAAACTTTAATTTTAACAACACTGAAAAAGTTATCTGGTGTGATGGAGCCAACAATGCTTCAGTGTACGATAACAGTTCGGTTACAGATATTAACGCTACAGGCGCACCTGCGAACCCTCAGTTCGTGGCTGTGTTTAAAAGTCACGTGTTTTTTGCAGGTATGTCGGCAAATCCGCAGGAAGTGGTGTTTACGTCTCCGTTTGATGAGACGGACTTTTCAACGGCGAATGGGGCAGGGTCGGTTCGCGTCGAAAGCCCCGTCAAGAAACTAAAAGTTTTTCGTGACCGTCTCTTTATTTTTTGCGAAGACCAGATTTACTTTCTTGCAGGTTCGTCGGTTGCTGACTTTCAGATGCAACCTGTCACACGGAGCATCGGTTGTGTCGATGGTTTCAGTGTTCAAGAGATAGCAGGTGACGTTATATACTTGGCTCCGGATGGTTTGCGAACTATCGCTGGTACAGAAAAGATTGGGGACATCGAGTTAGGAACCGTATCAAAACAGATACAGCCCCGCCTCGATAACATCGACAAAGACCGCATCTCCTCTGTTGTTATTCGAAACAAGAGTCAATACAGATTGTTCTTTCCTGATGATACAGGAACTACGGCTGGCGCACCGGGTGTTATCGGCGTAATCAAGGCAGGTGTTGAAGGTGGCATGGGCTGGGAATATGCTGACCTTAAAGGTATTAAAGCAGCGTGTTGCGTGTCTGGGTTTATTAGCGGCACTGAAACAATCTTGCATGGCGGTTACGATGGTTACATCTACAGGCAAGAATCAGGCAATAACTTTGATGGAACCAACATTCAGGCTATTTATCGTTCTCCTGACTTTACGATGGGCGACGCAGGTATCCGAAAGCTCATGCAGCGGATTATCTGGAACTACGATAACGAAGGAACAGTTAACTCAAAGTTTCGAATTCGGTACGATTTTAATTCATCGAGCGTACCACAGCCAAACGAATACGAACTAACCACAGGTGCAGCGATTGCTATCTATGGTTTTACTACTTCTACTTACGGAACAGCCGTGTACGGTTCAAGTGGTACACCTCTGGTTCGCCAAAGCATCGAAGGAGGCGGGTTTACGGTTGCGGTTCGTCTCGACGACAATCAAGGCGCAGCCCCCCTATCTTTAAAAGGTTACCAACTAGAATTTACTCCCGGAGGAAGGAGATAACACATGGCAGGTTACACTAGACAATCGACCTACACTAACGGTGACGTTATTAACGCAGCAGATTCCAATGATGAATTTGACCAAGTTCTGGCCGCCTTTAATAACACGACAGGTCATAAGCATGACGGCACAACTGCAGAAGGTCCAGTCATTGGTTTGATTGGTGACCCCGGTGTTGCTACACCTAAAAACAAAGTTGTTGTAGATGACACAAATAATCAAATTGAATTTAGTATTGATGTATCTAGCACATCTACTGAACAGTTTGTAGTTAAAGATGGTGTAATTGAACCTACTACTGATAGCGATATTGATTTAGGTTCTAGTGGTAAAGAATTTAAAGACCTTTATATTGATGGTGTTGCATACGTTGACAGCATTGCAATGCCGACTACTACAGTCACGGATATATTAGATGAAGATACTTTATCCTCTAACAGTGCTACGGCGTTGGCTACACAGCAGTCGATTAAAGCATATGTGGATACAACAATTACAGCGCAAGACCTTGACTTCCAAGCAGACTCAGGTGGCGCACTTAATATCGACCTTGACAGCGAGACTCTCACGCTTACAGGTGGCACAGGCATTGATACTAGTGGTTCAAGTAATACTGTTACTTTTGCTATTGACAGTACTGTAGCTACCCTTGCAGGTTCACAATCATTAACAAATAAAACTATTGATGTTGATAATAACACTGTATCTAATATTGAGGTAGACAACCTAAAGTCAGGTGTTCTTGACACAGACTTGTCTAGCGTTGCTGGTACAGACACTACACTAGCATCTGCTAAAGCTATTAAAGCATACGTAGACGCACAGGTAACTGCATCTGACCTTGACTTTCAAGGTGATAGCGGTGGCGCACTTAGCATTGACTTAGATAGTGAGACACTAGACATTGCTGGTGGCACAGGCATTGATACCTCTGGTTCTAGTAACACACTGACTGTTGCGATTGACAGCACAGTAGCTACGCTTACTGGCTCACAGACGATGACAAACAAAAGCCTGACAGCACCTGTTCTTACAGGTTCAGCTTCTGCTGCTGGCTCTATCCTTTTTAAAGAAGACACAGATAATGGCACAAATGCTGTAACACTTATTGGTCCTGCTGCTACAGCAGACATAACTGTTACACTGCCAGCAAGTGCTGGTACAGTTGCATTGACTTCTGACATACCTTCTTCTGGTATATCTAGTGGTAATGTAGCCACCTTTACTAGCGGTGCAGCAGACAACGACTTCTTACGTATTGATGGTACTGCTATTGAAGGACGTTCTGCAGCCGAAGTGCTTTCTGACATAGGCGGCCAAGCATCACTAACATTTGGCATATCAAACACCAATGCCGTGAAGATTGATAGTTCTTCTGTTGCTGATGATGAGTATGCACGGTTTACCGCTAACGGTTTAGAGAGTCGTTCAACTGCAGAAGTTCTTTCAGATATCGGTGGTCAAGCATCCCTAACCTTTGGCATCTCAAATACTAATGCAGTCAAAATTGATAGTTCATCTGTGGCGGATGATGAGTATGCTAGATTTACTGCTAATGGACTTGAAAGTAGGTCAGCATCAGAAACACGTACTGATATAGGGCTAGGTAGTGCCGCAGTATTGACTGCAGGTACATCTGCTAACAATGCTGTACAGTTAGATGGTTCAGCAAGACTACCAGCAGTAGACGGTTCACAGTTGACTAACTTACCCTCTGCTGGTGCAACCGCTGGCTTTGCAGTAGCTATGGCAATTGCATTATAAGCTTGACAAAATAGTACACAAATGATACCATTATGTATGTTACTAGTTAGGAGTAATTATGGCACAGGATTTTGAAAGAAACATTGCAAGGAATGTTGGTACAGGCGCAGTAACCCTACGTACAGCCAACTCTGATGATGCGCTTATTGGTATCAACATTGCTAATGTTACAACCACACAAATCTTAATGGATGTGTTTATTAACGATGGGTCTAATGACTACTACATTGTTAAGGATGCACCTATTCCTGTAGGGTCAGCCCTGCAAGTATTAGATGGCGGTGCAAAAGTTGTAATGCAAGCAAGTGACGTACTTAAAGTACAAAGTGATACCGCATCTAGCGCAGATGTTTGGGTCTCTGTAGTTGACACTATCAGCGCATAGGGAATAGACAATGCCTTACATTGGACAAAAAGTTCCGGGTTCCTATCAAGCTACTAAAGCTGTACAACGCTTTAATGGTGACGGTAGTGATACTACGTTTACCTTAACTACCACAGTTTCTTCTGTGCAGGATGTGTTGGTTTCGGTAGATGGTGTCGTTCAAGACACTGCCGCATACACTATTCCTGATGGCACTACACTAACATTTACTGCTGCTCCTTCCTCTGGTACAGGTAACATTTTCGTAAACTACCTAGCACCACAAACGGGTACGATTACACCAGCCGCTGAAAACAAAGGTAACTTTAAAGCTGGCGGTCTATTTCGTACTAACGCACAATCCCTAACCGCAAACACAACTATTCTTGCTACTGAAAACGCTAATGTGACAGGGCCACTTACTGTAGCATCTGGTGTAACATTGACCGTTGAAAGCGGTGGAACATTGGTGACACTATGAGTACATTAAAAGCAGATACCATACAGAACACATCTGGCGGTGCAGTCACGCTGACTAAGCAGGAAGCGTTAAAGTTTTGGGTTAGCTTTGATGGTGCTACGCCAGCAACATCCGCAAGCCTCAATCAAAGCACCCTAACAGACAATGGCACTGGTGATTTCACCCACACATTTACGTCAGCTTTCGGTGCGGCAACCTATGGCTTTCAACTGTCTATACGAGATGGAAGCACTGCTGGGCGAGGGCGTATGTGCAATCCGCAAAGCGGCTCAACTTACTCAACAACAGCCTTTCAGTCAGAGTTTCAGAACGACACATCAAGCACAATGCAAGACCCAGATGATGGTTCTGTTTGGGCGGTAGGAGACCTAGCATGAGTGAAATCTTAGTAAACAAACTCACTGGCACCTCCACCGCAGGGTCTATCCTCGTTACAGGCGAAGGTAATAGCACGACTACTAATCTTCAGCAGGGGCTGGCGAAGGCGTGGGCTGGTCTTACATACTCTGGTGGCACACCAAGTCTTGATGATTCATTCAACCACAGTTCAATCACGGACTCAGCAACTGGTTACGCAACTATGAACTTAACCAATGCAATGAGTTCAATTAACTATTCAACGCCTCATGCTTGTAGCAGAATCGGTGCAAGTGCATATGGTTGGGGTCAAACACAAATGAATAATAGCGCGGCTCACACAGTCAATACAACAACTGCTTATGCTTGTGTTTGGTTAGTGTACACTATTTCTTTCACTGACCCATCTCAGGCTAACTTTAGTGTTCACGGAGATTTAGCATAATGGCTGGTACAATCATAGCAGATACCCTGACCCATAGCACCGCAGGTTCGGTGACTACGGATTTTGTTGTTAATGGTAGTGCGAAGGCTTGGCTTTCCGGTTCAAATGCGGCAGTCGTTTCGGACAGCATAAACATCGCATCAGGAACTGACAATGGTACAGGCGACTATACCTACGCATTTACGAGCAATATGAGTAATGCAAATTGGTCAGCGTCTGGTGTTTGTGATGAAACCAGAATTAATTCACTTGATGGCAATGCA